TATCTGGCAATGAACATGCTGCCTGACCTGTGCGATGAGTCCTGGCTGGCGCGACATGCTGCGATGAAACGGTGTCCGCGCAAGGGGGCCACGACTGCCAGCGGGTATATGCGCTGGGAAGGCGTCAGCGATGGCCTGAAGGTGACTGCCGGGAGCGTGATTCAGCGCGATGACCTGGTTCAGTACACGGCAACTGCCGATGCAACCAGCTCCGGTGGTGTCCTACGTGTGCCGATCACTTGCTCAACTACAGGCGCGGTCGGTAACGCTGACGACGGTACGGCATTAATCCTGGTCACGCCGGTGAATGGTCTGCCGTCTTCCGGTGTTGCAGATACCCTGACTGGCGGATTCGATACTGAAGATCTGGAAACGTGGCGCGCCCGCGTCATTGAGCGGTATTACTGGACGCCGCAGGGCGGGGCTGACGGGGACTATGTCGTCTGGGCTAAAGAAGTGCCCGGCATTACCCGCGCATGGACATACCGTCACTGGATGGGAACGGGAACTGTCGGTGTGATGATTGCCAGCAGTGACCTGATTAATCCCATTCCGGAAGAATCAACGGAAACGGCGGCAAGACAACATATCGAGCCACTGGCCCCGGTGGCAGGCTCTGATTTGTATGTGTTTAGGCCGGTGGCACATACGGTGGATTTTCATATCCGCGTGACGCCGGACACACCGGAAATACGGGCTGCCATCACCGCGGAGTTGCGTTCGTTCCTGCTGCGTGATGGTTATCCGCAGGGAGAACTGAAGGTGTCGCGTATCAGTGAAGCGATTTCCGGTGCGAACGGGGAATACAGCCATCAGTTGCTTGCCCCGGCGGACAATATCTCCATTGCGAAAAATGAGCTGGCGGTTCTGGGGACGATTTCATGGACGTGACAAACGATGATTACATCCGCCTGTTATCGGCACTGTTGCCGCCCGGTCCGGCGTGGTCAGCCAGCGATCCGGCGATTGCCGGTGCGGCACCGTCATTAACCCGCGTTCATCAGCGTGCGGATGCCCTGATGCGGGAGCTGGATCCGCGCACCACCACCGAACTGATAAACCGCTGGGAGCGTCTGTGCGGCCTGCCGGATGAATGTATTCCCGCAGGGACACAGACCCTTCGCCAGCGTCAGCAACGACTGGATGCGAAGGTTAACCTGGCGGGCGGCATCAATGAGGATTTTTACCTTGCACAGCTTGCTGCCCTGGGCAGACCAGACGCTACCATCACGCGATACGACAAAAGCACGTTCACCTGCTCATCAGCCTGCACTGACGCTGTGAATGCGCCGGAATGGCGGTATTACTGGCAGGTCAACATGCCAGCCGCCACCAACACCACCTGGATGACATGTGGCGATCCCTGTGATTCCGCACTGCGTATCTGGGGCGACACCGTTGTCGAGTGTGTGCTTAACAAACTCTGCCCGTCGCATACCTACGTAATTTTTAAATATCCGGAGTAATTCATGCATCGTATAGACACGAAAACCGCGCAGAAGGATAAGTTCGGCGCGGGTAAGAACGGTTTTACCCGTGGTAACCCCCAGACCGGCACACCTGCCACCGATCTGGATGATGACTACTTTGACATGTTGCAGGAGGAGCTTTGCAGCGTTGTGGAGGCATCCGGTGCCAGCCTGGAGAAAGGGCGGCACGACCAGTTGCTTACCGCGCTTCGTGCGCTGCTATTAAGCCGCAAGAATCCGTTTGGCGATATCAAATCGGATGGCACGGTGAAAATGGCTCTCGAAAACCTTGGTTTGGGAGAAGGCTCTGCATTACCTGTTGGTGTCCCTGTTCCGTGGCCTTCAGCCACTCCGCCAACAGGCTGGCTGAAATGCAATGGTGCAGCTTTTTCTGCTGAAGAATACCCGGAACTGGCAAAAGTTTACCCGACAAATAAATTGCCTGATTTACGTGGTGAGTTTATTCGTGGCTGGGATGACGGGCGTGGGATTGATACAGGTCGCTCTATTTTAAGTATTCAGGGATATGCAACGGAGGATCATGCTCATGGATTACCGTCAAGATCCACGATTGTGACTGATGCAACTATTAATTTCTATTTTGATGAAAGCTGGGTAAATAGTGGCACTGACATTATCAAAAGAGGAAACACAAACGATGCCGGATTACCAGCACCGGATTATGGAACCTTTAAAACATATAAACAATCAGTGGCTGGTTTAGGTGTCGCAGCCTCAGAAACGCGTCCGCGTAATATTGCATTTAACTATATCGTGAGGGCAGCCTGATGCATAAAGCAATATTAAATAGTGAGCTTATTGCAACAAAGGCAGGGGATGTTACCGTTTATAACTACGATGGTGAAACACGGGAATATATTTCCACGTCAACTGAATATCTTGCGGTTGGCGTCGGTATCCCGGCATGTTCTTGTTTAGATGCACCAGTTACACATAAAGCTGGTTATGCAATCTGCCGTTCTGCAGATTTTAACTCATGGGAATATGTGCCAGACCATCGCGGTGAAATCATCTATAGCACCGAAACAGGAGAATCGAAAGAAATCACAGCTCCGGGTGATTACCCTGAAAATACAACCACTATCGCCCCGTTAACACCATACGATAAATGGGATGGTGAAAAATGGGTGACAGATACCGAGGCACAGCATAGCGCCGCACTAGACGCGGCAGAAGTAAAGCGCCAGTCGCTGATTGATGCTGCAATGGCTTCCATCAGTCTGATTCAGCTGAAATTACGAGCCGGGCGGAAGCTGACGCAGGCAGAAACAACCCGACTTAACGCCGTGCTGGATTACATTGACGCGGTGACGGTAACAGATACCAGCACCGCGCCGGATGTCATCTGGCCTGAACTGCCGTAGGCGTAGGCCATTCAATATCTGGCGCACCGGAAGTATCGACCAGTTCCAGTGTGTCCAGATAATCCAGCCACAAATTATATTGCGCCAGTTCCTCACCTTTCAGGCGACCAATCGCCGCTTTACCAGGCCATTGCTTACTGTTTATGTATTCGTTGACCTGATTAATCAATTGCTGCTTTTCCAGTTCGGCTGCGGCAATTTGTTCCTCATGAGTTGGCGGTGGAATATCAATCCATGCAGGCATTCCGTCGATGACACCTCTGTATTTTCCTTCTGGTGCTTCCTTCATAAATTCGGCGGCAACAGTGTCGTCAATTTCGATTCCATCATCGGGCCATTCACCGGATTCCTGATAAGCGATTTTAAGCTCCACAGGGAAAAACGCATTTTTATCGGCACTGAAAATATATTTCTGCATTTCTACCATCCTATCGAAATATAACTGAATCTGTATTGCTGTGAGATATCACTGGTTGCCACACGCCACGCTGAATTACTGATATGTTCAAAATTTACAGACAAAACCTGCGGGGCAGGATTCGACGGGTCTGACTGAACGGCATCAGACATAACACTGACTGAAACCATCGGCCGATTAGGGAATGGTATAGGGAAGTGTCCACTGATAAAGCGAGTCGTGTTTCCTGAAAAAGTGCCAAACTGAACAATATATCCACCTGGTAGCCTGAACCATCCCGAGCCAGAAGCGAATGCTCCCATATCCGGTATCTGATTTTCCCCTGTCCCCACATTCCTTCTTGCCGCTTCTCCCAAACCAACGTTTATGAAAATGAAGAAATAACAAGCAAATGGCATCATTCCTGCTTTTACCAAGGGGATTTAACATGCTTATTGGCTATGTACGCGTATCAACAAATGACCAGAACACAGATCTACAACGTAATGCGCTGAACTGTGCAGGATGCGAGCTGATTTTTGAAGACAAGATAAGCGGCACAAAGTCCGAAAGGCCGGGACTGAAAAAACTGCTCAGGACAT